TAAGAACATGTTGAGCAGTCTTGTTGGATCAGTAGGGAAAATCTCTGTAAAATAATACTCTAATGGATAATATAAATTATGTTTCAATAGGTAGTATCGTTGAGGAACTTTTTAGTTTCGAAGGATATGCTAATGAAGTAAGTTGGTCGGACATGGTTATGTGGACAGGCAAGTGTCTTGGACTTATTAATGCGCCGGCGCTTTATATTTCAAAAGTTACGGGAGCTGACTTACTCACCCCTCACATAGACTGTGCAGATTATCGCGGAGTATTACCTATTGATTTTGTTGATATCATTCCAAATGGTGTTCGGGATTCCGAATCCAAACAGATTTATGTTTATAGTGGAGATGCCAATCGAAATTATGGTTCCCCTACCTATGTTATCAAAGAAGGGTATATCGATATAAGTGAAGAAACAGCCATTCTTGAATTGGCTTATACTGCATTTAAAATTGATGAATTCGGGTTCCCATTGATACCCGATATTGAACGAGTAAAAGAATGTGTTCGGGCCTATTTGACTTACCGTATTGATCATAAGTTATGGAGACAGAACAAACTTGATCGTTCTGTATATGAGGAAAGCAAAACGGAACAGATGTGGTATATGGGAAGTGCTCAAAATGCTCTTCGCATAATGGGTCCGGAAAGAAGGATGCAATGGACAAAAAGATGGACTCAGGTATTACCCACCTTATTAACCAATGCTCCAGAGAACACAAATAATATCACTCAGGATTTCTCGGGTTACACAAAACCAGCAATCATATATCCTGATCTTCCAAGCACTCCTTAAATCTTAAATAATGCAAGTCTTTAAAAACACATATCGAAAATTAGATAGGGATTCAGCTAAGAATAAGGTTGATAATCTTAGTATGTACGATTGTCGCAATATGAGTTTAATGGGCGATGGTGAAAATGAAAGTGGAGCATTAGTTAATTCAGTAGGGAATCAGCAAATTATTTCTGCCTTGCCTGGTTATTCTTCCGATGTGATTATTGGGAGTAAGGAGATTCGGGATTACACAATATTATTTTCAACCGATGTTGGCAATTATTCCTCAACACCTACTAATACATATGGTCGAATATGGAAAGTTGATTTTAGGCAGACTGTTCCCACATTTCAATTATTGTATTCCGGGATATTGAATTTCTCAACTTATTATCCGATAACAGAAATTGAATCGCGCTATGAGAAAAGTTCTATTCAAAAAGTATATTGGACAGATAACTATAATAATTTACGATGTGCCAATATAGCAACTTATTTAACATCGAATAGTTTAGTTTATAATGGAGTTAACTCATATATCGATCCTGATAATTTCAATATTATAAACGATGTGAGTTTTGTTACTCCCGTTTTATCCGGATTGACTTCAGGAAATCTTCCCGTTGGAACTGTTCAATATTCCTATCGATTATATAAAAAGCATGGTTCGCAAACGGCATTTGCTCCAGCAAGTCAATTGATTCATTTAACCGATAAATCAGAAGGGTCTATAAGTAATGCATATCGTGGTGCAGATAGAAATGATTCTTCCGGGAATGCTCTGTCAAGTGGAAAAGGTATTGAAATGACAATAACCGGTGTTGATACATCATTTGATAAAATTGAGATTATTGCTATTCATTATGCAGCAATCAATGAAACACCAACAATTAATGTGGTTGATATTTATGATATAGTTCCAACTTTAAAATTTATTGATGATGGTGTATATGGGAAGGGTTCTTATACATTAACAGAATTTACATTATTAAATATTCCATTTAAAGCAAAGACTCTTGCCACAAAAAACAATATTTTGTTTGCCGGGAATATTTCTCAAGAAGAATTTGATACAGTATATGATGCGCGCGCCTATAGATGGACTTCAATTTCTCAATCCCGGTTATGTCGATTGTATGATAAAAATGGTAATTTCTATTGGAATATGGCTGGAAGTCTATTACCTGATATTTGGGCCGGTTCCGGATTATCTCTTTTAAATTCGTGGTCTGAAATTCCAGAAAATTTTGATTGTATTAATACTGCGAATAATTTTTTTACAAATCCATATAATACGGATTCAAGTAGTACTCATTATAAATATAAACGAAATGGGTCTACTCTTGGTGGTGAAGGTCCAAATGTTTCTTATGAGTTTACCAATGATGATTTTACTCTTGATACAGGTCTTGAAAACAGAACAATTATAACTTCATCCAGAGTATCACCCGAATATTATGATGGATATGCATCACCATTAAATTCAGGTAGTTTTAGAAGTCATGCTCGAAACGAAATTTATCGATATGGAGTAGTATTATTTTCAATTAAAGGAGAACCATCACCTGTTCATTGGATTGGAGATATAAGAATGCCTAATCATAATGAAGGAAATGCATTTACTTACAATCCTACAGCAGCCGTTACAAAAGCAACCCCATTGTTTATTCGATTTACATTTAATAATATCCCGACTAATATAAGTGGATATCAAATAGTTCGAGTAAAGAGAGAGAAAAAAGACAGAAGTATTATTTTTCAAGGTAAAATGTCTTTTATGGCACCCGTTTCTGGAGAAATAGGAAATAATTACAATTATTGTGCAGATGGAGACTTTACAACTATTGGAAATTATCAATCATTAACAACAACCAATAAACAACATCTTGTTTTATTTTCCCCTGAAATTTCATTTAATAAGGATTTTGTTCAGGGACCAAATGACTATATCGAAATATTAGGATATTTCAGAAAATCTAATCGTTATAGTACATCTGATGCTCATTTTAGAACATATAAGTATAATGACTTTTTTGCAGTTACACCCAATAGTTCTATTAACAAAATTATTGACACTGCAATATTGCTTAATTCTCCGGAAACGCCAGATAGCGAATTGGAATCATTTGGATTAAATAGTTTTAATTATAGAAAAGGAATGTTTTATCCGGCATCTTTAATAGGTGATTTAGGGACAAGCGTTCTTGCAAAAATAAATTCAGCATTTACTTTTACTACAAGCTATAATGCATATTGGGCACTTGTTAATTATCGGAGGCCAGTAACTCAATATGGTGGGAATAATTATGAGGATCGTTTAAATAATGAGTATATAAAGGCGAGTGCATTCATCCCAAGAACCGCTTCAACAATTGTAACTGATGGAACATATGGAGATGTATTTATTGGATTTGCTGATATAAGAACTGGATATTTTAATGAGTATTATAATGATCGAAATATTGATGGAGTTATGGAATGGAAAACAGGTGGAACTGTAGAAATGTTTCCATGTGAATCTTATATTAATCACTCATTAAGACACGATGATTGTTATCACAGAATTTATTCCGCAACACCTGAATGCAGATATGTAAGAGATAAAGGTAATTTGTCGTTTACGGCAGGGAGCACTACTTATTCTCCTGGATGGACAGATAATAATTTATATAATTCAATCTATTCTAAAGAGGCTGATGCTCAAAAGTATTACTCTAAACCTTATGATTACGATACGGAAGTTCATAATGATGTTTTGGTTTTAGCCTCAAATGTCAAAATAAATAATGAGGAGATTGATAGTTGGACTCAGTTTATAAGTAATGAGCAAATTGAAGTCAATGGTGATAAAGGTAAACTCAATTACCTTCGTGCATGGAGAAATCAATTGTTCTATTGGCAAGATGATGCTATCGGTATTTTATCTGTTCTTGACCGTTCTGCAGTTAGTGATAATTCCGGACAACCGTTGACAATTGCCGAAGGAGGTATTTTAAGCCGATTTGATGAAATCGCAACCGAGAATGGATGCAGTACCCGAAGTAGTTTAATTACTACAACCAATGGAGCTTATTGGTGGGATAACAAACGAATGCAGTTTAACAGGTTCAGGGAATCAATCGAAGATATTGGTATTGTAAAAGGAATGAATTCTTATTTTAAAAGTATTCCTACAGTCTGTGGCACTTCAGATAATATTCATTTGGCCGGATATATGACTTATGCGGCTGGATTTCAATTAGTAAATAATCCTTCTCTTAAAGAAATATGGTTTAGTATTAAAAAATCATTTAATAATGGAGAAACACTTGTTTATAATGTTTTACAAGATTCTTTCACGAAATTTATAGATCATAATTTACAGGTTGGATTTATAACTCAGGGAATTAATCTTATTTCTCAGACAGGTACCGGAAGATTATATAGAGAAAATGTTGGTAACAGAGGATATATTAACGGAGTTTATAAAGCTTCATATGTTGAGGTAATAGTAAATCCCAATCCAAATATTGTATCGACATTTGACGCTTTTGAAATCACTACTGAACTTTATGATTCTTCTGATGTAGCAATCCATGATGAATCTATGACTTCTATACAGGTAAGAAATGATTATCAGGATACAGGTGTAGTAGTATTTGATTCAACCAATTTAAAGCGATTGTTGCGTACTTGGAGGATAAATTCATTACGGGATAATGTTTCCAACAGTCCTCGATTAAGGGACACTTACGCTAAAGTAAAACTATCGTTTACAAATACGAGTGCGAACAGAAAGATTATTCTTCATGATTTAATATCTTTGTATACAACCGCTTCAGTATCCATCTCGAATAAATCTCAAGGTAATGGCTAATCTAAAAAAGATAAGAAAAAACAAAACCATAAAGAAAAGTCTTGGTGGTTGGCTTGAAGACAATAAAGGTGGAGTAATGCAAACAGTTCTTGGTGCCGGTATGATGGCTATTCCCGGAATGCAGACAATGGGTGCCGGAATGTTATTAAAAGGAGGATCTGAATTACTTGGAGGCGGTCAGGATGAAACCACAAATAATTATAAATCACCTGTCAGTAAGCAATCACAAACTTACCAAATAGCTGAAGGAGGTATGGACTTAACAAAATACGAAGGAAACACTCACGAAGAAGGTGGGATTCCATTAGGAGATACGGGAATAGAAGTTGAAGATGGAGAAA